CCGAGAGCTATGGGGTTTAGCTTATTTGCAATCGTCTTGGTCGTGACCGACACGCTTATGGCTGTAGCACTCACGCTCACCCATATTGCCGTCATTCAATTCACCGAGCTTGCCTTCAAAATTGCCAGCGTGGCTCATTGGGCGTGAACCCATTGCATCCATGCGACCCATGCCAACTCCTCCAACCAGCTTGACTTTGCGCTCTGCGCTCATGTCAGCTTTCGCTGCGCCAGCAGGTGCTTTTGCGCCAGTTGTTGAAGGTACGCCCTTCATGCTATCCATAATTCCCATGATTTATCCTTTGAGATGGGGTTGATACACTACAAATAATAATACTATTTTACGATTTTTCAAGTAATTTTACTAGAGTTATTGCACCTTCTACATCTTGAATTCTAGCTACTGTTGAACCACGCCAATTTAACATAAACGCTTCTTGCGCTGCTGTAAATTTAGACTTATCAGATGCTTTTATTTCAACAAGTGCGGTCTTTTGGTTTTTACCCACCACAAGATCAGGGAATCCGCCAGCAACCCTTGACGTATCAAATACAGAACAGCCAAGCTCTCGTAGCGTCTTAACGATAAGCGAATGATTTGAATCAACCCTTTTAGCATAAGTCATTGAATTGTAATAAATTAGAGGTTAGTATCTAAACACTTTACACCAATAGGGGCAAAAATGTCAGGTTATTATCTTACGGATGAACAATGGATAGCAGAGTGGAAAGCAATAGGAAGCCCCGCAAGATTTGCAAAAAAACATAAATTAAACATTCGGGCAGTATATAACCGCAGAAGATCAATAGAAAGTCGCTTAGGCATTGAATTGCCTACTTTCAATGACGCAAGAATACCTATTAGCAAAGTAATGCAAGCAGAAGGTCATACTCGCAGAGGGTTTGATTTAGAACAAGGTAGAGTCATTGTTTTTAGCGATGCACACTTTTGGCCCGATATTACGACTACCGCCTATAAAGCTCTATTAGAATCAATTAAAGAGTTTAAGCCTACAGCTATTATTTGTAACGGAGACGCTTTCGACGGGGCCGGGATCAGTCGCCATCCTAGGATGGATTTCGACAAGTTGCCATCTGTCAAAGAAGAACTTGAGGCTTGTCAACATTATTTAGGTGAAATTGAAAAGGTAGGCAAAGGTGCAAAATTATTCTGGCCGCTTGGGAATCACGATATGCGTTTTACTAGCAATGTGGTTAACTTTCTTCCTGCTTTTGAAGGCGTGCCTGGGACTTCTTTAAAAGAGTATTTTCCTATGTGGCAACCTTGTTGGTCTGTTTGGATCAATGAGGACACTTGTATCAAGCATCGGTGGAAAGGTGGATGGACTGGTGGTAGAAACAATGCTGTCAATTCAGGCGTAAACATGATTACAGGGCATACTCACGTTTTATCTAGCATCCCCTTTAACGATTATAACGGCACTCGCTATGGCGTTCAAACAGGCACTCTAAGCGATCCTAATGGCCCACAGTTTAACTACACAGAAGATACGCCTAAAGATTGGAATAGTGGCTTTGTAATGCTGACCTTTGAGCGTAGCAAATTATTACAGCCTGAAATGGTACGAGTGTGGGGCGAGGATGAAGTTGAGTTTAGAGGCAAGATCCACTCAGTATGAAACTGACACCCGCCATCTTACGCAATCTTTATAGTGCAATGGTATGTTGCGAACCATATTGCAAATGGGATATGCCTTTACCAGAACAAATTAAATTTATTGTTGATGCAGACCCAGAAGCGATGGGTACATACTTGCACGATGATGGAGATTGGGAACACATAGTCACAGTATCAGAAGCTCGTTGTGGGCATCTTTACACAGTTATGACAACGCTATGCCATGAGATGATTCACATGAGCCGAGCCAACACAGTCACTCATGCTTGGACTAAACACGATGCCACATTCAAACGCAGAGCAAAGCGAGTCGCTACCGAATTAGGTTTTGATCCTTTGGAACTCTAACGAATCTTCTGTAATACCAATTCGAGCAGTTCTTCTTCTGTAGTAGCGTACTCTCGCTCAAAGCGTTTGCGACCCATTCCGTGAATACTGGTATTTGCTCCTCGATGGTGGTAGGGGCACAAGGGTATAACAGGGGCATCACCTCGTTTACCAGCTCGTCTAATGTGATGCAACTCCGCTGGAGTCCCTTCATTGCCTTGTTTGTAGCAGAGGATGCAGCCAAATCTCGCCAAGCGATCATAATGCGCTTTTTGAGCCTTAGTGGACACTAGTATTCGTATAGTTTTCTATGGCTTGTGCTGATTCTTTAATAGAGCTAACTAATGTATGCACTTCATCGTTTTTGTTTTTAATTAAAGCATCGTACAAATGGTGAATTGATGATTTAAGTTTGAGGATGTGTTCTGCATAGTCGTTCATTTAGTTATTCTTTCTAATTGTCTATTGTTAGCTTGTTCTGTACGCCAGGTTTCCCACCGCATTTCTGCTGCCCTGATCTGCCATTTTAATGCTTCTACTTGTTCTGTCGCTACTCCAATACCCTTACATAGCTCTTGATATTCAGGGCTAGAGTATGCCTCTCGCTCTTGCGCTCCTAATGACTGTTCACTAGATTGTTTCATCTTGATAGCTCTGAGGCTGTGCTTATATGCTTCAAGCTCTGCTAACTGACCTTTTGCCTTTGCATACTTGGGAGCGTTATTATAAATAAACTCTACTGCATCGTTTGGATTGTATTCTTTCATATTGCATAGCTCCATCTAATTTTATCAGCCTTGCTTTGTAATGCGTTTCTTTTTCTTTTTTCACTTGACCATTCTTGAAATTTACTAACTGTATCTAGATTCCAATTAGCAGCTTTATAAATTGTTCCAGAATGAACCTCAGTATCTTGATAAGAAACAAGCATAGTTACATCTGGAAAACGCTTTTGTATATCCTTAACCATTTTTGAAATCATCCAGGTAGCAGTAAATTTTGGTGCATCAGGCGCAATAGCTAACCTTCTTAATTCAAGCCATACATGGTCTTTTGACATACGATTGCCAGCCACAGGGTCAGTCCACATAGCAACTGCAAAACAATGATCTTTGTATTCTGCGCCATAAAAAACTTTGTGAGCATTTCTAATCATATTTGAATGACTTGTAACAGGCAAACGACTATGCCAATCCGCATTTTTTTCCATAGCATAATCAACCCCTACCTCACGCAAAGTCATCAACTTTGGGCTTTCAGGAACAATTCTAGGAAAATCAAATAAATCCATTACTTTAATGCAAGCCAAAGACCAATTTGACTAAACGCATAACCTAACCAAATAATTGCGTTAGGAAACGCCCCCTTGCGTAATTGCAAAATACCTACCATCAAATATCCAAGCCCTGTTGCTGCGATAATGGTTTTTTCCAACATTTGTATTCCCCCCTGTTTCCTAATTGATACTGTGTATAAAAATCTTTTAACAATGCTTCTGGTAACTGATGCTTTGAAATATACAATCTAAATTTAGCCAAACCCCACTCTGATCGCCACTTACATAGCTGGCGCACCCCTGCTTTATGTATCGCCTCTAGCTCGGAGTTCCCGCTGTTTGATGACATAATCCTTCATTTCGTAATAGCTGTTAAAGCGGGCCAATTTAGGGTCTTTACCACATTCAATTCTATACGCTTCTTCAATCTGATCGTTAGTTATTAACGGATTTTTCTTTTGTGTAATAACTGATTCTGAAACCCACTCAGCTTTGAATCCAGCCCAACCTCTTTCGCAACACATCTGCATTACATCAGAGAGGGACATTTTAGCCTTATCTGCTTCTCGTTGTAATCCTTTAAAAGCTGTTTCAGTCCATTTGGCATTTTTTGCTTTGCGAACTGCTAAGTAATCTTTAAACAAAGAATCAGATACACCTTCAGGTGTTTTTAATTGGTTTTTAGTTTTTGGTTTATGGTTATTGGTTAATGGTTCTTGGTTCTTGGTTACGTTCTGATTCGGTTCTGATTTCAGAGCTGATATCTTTTCTGATTTGATTCTGTTTGCATTTCTGGCAGACTCAGCCTTAGCATGATATTTAGCTATTTCGTCATCGCAACGCTTATTTATCCACCCAGATGGGGTTTCTTCAAAAAACATAAAAAGAACATACTCAACTTCGTTTAAGTATTCTTTCATGCCAATGTGTCGAGCTATAAGATCAAATTCGCCTTGAAATGGCTTTTCAGATAAATAGTAAAGGTCAATAAGCCTGCGATAAGCTAAATCTTCTATAAGACTTAAATGGCGTGTATGTGAGGCGTAATCGCCAATGTGGAAAGGGTAAAAATTCACTTTATTCCTTTGTCAAAGGTAGTCAAAAAGGTGGACATGGCGGGCGGTGACTAATCGCTTTTCGGGGATGACCCTAGCCTGTCCATAGAGTTTACTACAACTTATTTCTTTTTAGTTTGTTGTTTTTTTACAACAGTTTTCTTGGGAATGGTGTCCAGAACGCTTGAAACATGAAACATTTTGCCGTTACGTTCCATCATTATTGCTTCCACCAAAGTGCAAGTCATTCCTTGCTGGACAAGAAAATGCAATCCTTCCTTGTCATAATGCACGTGGACTTCGGCTGACCCGTCTTTATTTTCTTTGATTTTTTTAATTAAAATTTCCATTAGTGTTGCCCCGAAAAAGCAACTGGGCCAAGCGCATTTAACAAATCACGATGCGCTTTAACTTCGTTAGTTAAAAAAGCAATTCGTTCTTGCAAAACTTTAATTTCTAAATCTGCTTGTTTAAGCATATCTACTAACATTTCTTCTCTGTTCATAATAATTCAGGCCAAATTAGATGCCAGGATTGAGGAAATAAATCCTTGCGTGTGATTAAACCATGCGACTCCTTTTCAAGAGTTGCTCCTAATACTGCAAAATGTGCTGCTGGAATGTTGTTTTTTCGCCACATTGATACAGCGTGAGGTGAAACTCCTACTAATTTAGCCACTTTTGTAGTACCCCCAAGCAGATCAATAATTGCCGAATCTGTGATTTTTAGCTTCATTCAGGAATCTTACACCATAAGTAATTATTTTTGCAAAGGTATTGACAAGCCAATCAATTTGCTTACAATCAAGGGTATAGCAACTTCGCTATGTCATTTAAGGGGAATTTAAATGGATGAGTTGTATCAAGTTATGACCGAAATGGAGCAACGCTTGGAAATAGCGTTAGACAACATGGAATACGGCACAGAACTGTCGCAAGACGATGTGGATGTTATTCGTGCAGCTTGTGGAAAGCCAAATAACAAGCGTAATAATCTATTGCAATCCGTGTTTGAAGATTTTGGTAAAGTCTTTGGAGGTTCTAATGTCTAAATTTTTAGAACTTCGCAAGATCAACGTCAACGACCATACCGAGCGCAAAGGTCGTTTTACTTATCTTTCTTGGGCGTGGGCCACCGATCAGTTGCTTCAAGCCGATCCCACAGCAAGCTGGGATTACAAGTTATTTCAACAGCCTGATGGGTCTTTGTTGCCTTATTGCGCTATTGGCGATACAGGAATGGTGTTTTGCACAGTTCATGCTTTTGGTAAAGCAATGACATCACAGCTACCAATTATCAACAATATGAATAAGCCGATTGCCAATCCTAATGCAATGGATGTCAATACTGCTATGCAACGATGCTTAGTCAAAGCGATTGCCTTGCATGGCATTGGTTTGTATATCTACGCTGGTGAGGATTTGCCAGAAGATGAAGCACCAAAACAAGTGAAGTCTAGTCAATCAATGAAATCTGTAGCAGAAGATATTTTATAAGGGGAAACAACATGGCATATACACCAAAAGAAGGATCAGGAAGTCTTTTCAAAAACGAGCGCAAGGCTTCTGACAACCATCCTGACTTTACCGGAACAATCATGGTCAACGGCAAAGAACATTACTTATCTGCCTGGACTAAGACATCCACTAAAGGATCAAAGTTTCTTAGCGTATCAATCGGCAAAGAAAAAATCCCACAAGGATTTAAACCAGCAGGATCAGACGAA